CTGCGCGCCATGAAGGTATCAGCGCCATGAGTGATACACGGAAGCAACCGACCGACGCCGAAATGCTGACGATGGCCCGCGAGTGCCGGGTTGAGTACGGTTTCAACGTGCCCGAGACGCTGCTCTTTGCTCGCCGGTTGTGGAAGGCCGGACGCAAGGCGGGACTGGAAGAAGCCGCATGGGTCTGCGATACCGTCGATGGAAGCGACTACGACAACTGCTCGCGGTTGCTGAAGGCACTTTCCGATGTCATTCGGACGAGAGCCATTCTGCGCGGTCTTGCGGAGAAGCCGGAATGACTATTTTTGAAACGTGGTGCCTGGTCGCTATGGCCGTCCTCGCGCTGGAACACGACGGCGGCAATAATTCGCGGGCATTCGCTCTGCTGTCGGTGCCTTTCTGGATTGTGGAGTGGGTGCGATGACGCAAGACAATCGCGGACGCAACAGCACGGCAATCGATGGCGGCCGATCAGCGCCCCGGAGAGCCGCGCCAGTGCTGGGGGCTGTCGGCAGTATTGGACGCGGATTTGATGCCCAGTAACCGGATTGCGATGAACAGCGGGATGCCCTGCCGCCGCAGTTGCGCCGCCACCCGCCTGACGCCCCGCTTTCGTGCGGCGGTGCGCCAGTGGTCGCAGGCCCAGCGGCCGACCAAATCAGCGGTTTCGGGCCGCATCGTATGCCTCGCGGCATTCGGTCAGTGCTGCGCGGTCCCGGTCGGCATCGGCAGCGACGGAAAGAAGGTCCGCCAGACGCGCTCGGAGTATGTCGGCGTCGTTGGATCGCTGGCCGGTGCACTCAGGGGCGGCAACGCTGGGCAGGATGTCGGCGGCACTGATGTCGCGCAGGCGCCGCAGACTAGCATCGCGGCCAGCGGTAGCAGCAGCCAATGCCGCCTGTAGGCGTTTCGTTCGGGCATCTTGGTCGTCCTGTAGCTTGCGGGTGGCGATAAGCGCCTGGCGGGCCGTTTCGGCGTGTTCGCGGTCCCATGCGATCTGCACCCGATCCCGCCCAGCGTGATAGGCGGCCAGATGCGACCACGATAGCCCGGCCAGCAGCAGGCCGGCGGCCCATAGGCGCCAGTTGAGCCAGGTCATGCAAGCCCGCCGATGCCGGTCGATTTGAATCGCGCCATGTCGATTTCCTTCACCCCGCCCAGCCCATCGGTGCATGTCACGCGGTACGGCTGCGGCGGCAACGGCTGCTGGATGAACGGCGCACTGACTGGCGGCCCGTACATGCCGGGCCGCGATTCCAGCATCGCAATGCGCGCTTCGGCGGCGGCCAGCCGGCGTTCAAGGTCGGCAAATCGTTTGTCGGTATCGGTCATTCTCTGCCCTCGCGGTATGCCCGCATCAGTCGGTTGGCCAGCAGTAGCGCCGGCTTGCCCGCACACCGGTGCCCGCCGTTCATCTTGTGCGGCTTGCACATCAGACAGCCGGCGCGGCGATTCTTCGGCCGCTTACGCTTGTGGTTCACGACCGCCCCTCAAACATCGCGCGCTCGGCCGCCCGGCGCTTGACCAGCCCGGCCAGCACAACGCCGCCGGCCTTGGTCCAGCGATCGAACTGGGCCGCCGCTGCCGGGTCTTTCGCGTTGACCAGCCGCAGCAGCGTCGATCCGGCCAGCTGGCGGGCCTGCTCGGTTTTCAGGGTCTGCAGCGCGCTGGACAACCGCCAGCCATTCACCCCCCAGCCGGCGGCGAATGACGCAGCCAGCAGGCCGGTGGCGAGCCACAGGCGCCAATTCAGGATCAGTGCCATGCCGCCAGCGCGTGACAAACCTGCTCGGCCACATGCTCGCGCGCACCAGGCGCCAGCAGCACCGACCGGTCGAACGGGTTCGACAGGAACCCCAGTTCGATCAGCGCACAGGGCCCGTTGAACTTCAGCACTGCGAGGCCCGGCCGCTGCTTGACGCCCCGATCGCGCAGCCCCAGCGCGCCGACGACGGCCGCCTGCATCCTGGTGGCGAACGCCTGGCTGGTGTTGAACAGCGTTTCCGTGCCGTTCGCGGTTTCGCTGTCGGCGGCATTGCAGTGCAGGCTGATCAGCACGTCGCAGCTGGCGTTCGTCGCCCGCAGCACCCGGCCGGCCAGCGGGCAGTTCGCTAGGTTGCTGGACCGGGTCATGACCGGCGTCCAGCGGCGGTCGAGGATCGCGTCACGCAGCGCCAGGCCATATTCCAGGGTGATGTCCGCTTCGCGGCTGCCGCCGTAGACTGCGCCCGGGTCGAACTGGCCGGGAGCGGCGTTTCCGAAGCCATGGCCCGGGTCAATCCCGCATCTCATGACTGCTCATCCCTGCCGATCGCCTCGCTGGTGACGGCGCGCAGCAGCAAGTTCAGGATGCCGATTCCGAACATCAGCCAGGCCATCGCAGGCCGGGGAACCATTTCATCTATCGCCGGCAGGAGGGCCGGCAGCCCCCCTGCAATGGTCGCCACGATGTTCAACCAGACCATCCGGGATTTGTGCCACGGTTTCATTTGAGCACCTTGTCAGCAAAATGGTTGGCCAGCCAGGTGATCACGCCGCCGAACATCATGGCGATACCGATCACGGCTCGGCTGGCCCCCTTGGCCGCCGCCAGTTCGTTGTTGATCGTGGCGAGCATCTTTGACACCTCGTCAAGTTGCCTGCTTTGCGCCTTGGCCCACTCCTCAAGCCCCTCCATGCGAGCCTCCAGGTGACCGATGTCGCGTTGCGTGGTGTCCGGCATCATCGAAGCCCTTTTCTGTCATCGCCCGCCCATGAGCCCGGCCAGCGCCGGCGCCCAGGGCGAAGTGGTTGCGGTCGACATAACCGCATTGATCTGCAGCGTGACCGCCGTCGTCGGACCGACCCGCGTGCCATCACCAGTGGGCGTGACCTGCAGCGAGAACGAGCCGAATGCCGTCGGCGTGCCGTGAACCCGGCCGTTCGGATCGGCGGTCAGGCCGGCCGGCAGCCCAGTGGTCGTCATCGTGACCACACCGCCCGATGGGTAGCTGTAGGCAATCGTCTGGTCATAGGCGATGCCTACAGTGCCGGCGGCCAGCGTGTTCGTGGTGATCGTGGGCGGCATCACCGCGGGCGCCGTGATCGTGATCGGAATGTCGATCGTCGCGGTGCGACCGTTGCCGTTGGTGAAGGTGCCGCGCACCTGGCCAGGGCTGGCCGCCGCTGTCGGATTGCCCGACACCAGGCCGGTCGACGACATGGACAGGCCGGCCGGCATGGACGCTGGCGTAAAGGTGCCGGCCTCGCTGGCTACCAGTTGCTGCGAGTAGGCTGTGCCGACAATGCCCGCCGGCAGTGCTGCGGTTACGATGGTCGGGATGGTGTCCCAGCGGCCTCGGTATGACCCGACTGTCCGGGTGAACCAGTTGCCGCGCCTGGCGGTGACGGTGGGCGGCGGCAGGACCGGCGTGCCCGTGTAGCGCAGCACCAACCGATCGACAATGCAATCGCCCAGCAGATCCGCGCCGGCGACGTTCGGATGCCCCTCGTCGATGGTGTGCACGCCGGCCGTCGGGTCATAGCCGATCACGAACGGGTCGGCATGAAGGAAGTCAACGCCATTGTCCAGCGCCTGACAGGCAGCCCGTCCAGCGGCCAGGAATGCGGGCGAATCCCACAGCGCCGGCGGCGGGCCGATGGTCGTCACGATGACGGTCGGCCAGTAAGACCTGATCAGGTCGGCGATATAGGACCAGTCAGGGCCCAGCGTCAGCCCGTTCGAATCGAAGTTCGCATTGTTCGTGCCGCCGTCCATGAAGATGTGCGTCAGGCCAGTGGGCACCAGGCCGAATAGCTCAGTGATGCGCGCCTCGATGCTGTTGCCGACTACCGTGCCCGATGCGCCGGTGGCCTCGCTGATTTTCATCACGGCGCCGCCTTGCGCCGCGGTCGCCGACGTCAGGCCGTTGCGTGACAGCTGGGCATAGGCCGGGATTCCGACCACGGTGACCGCGATGCCAAGCGCCTGCAGGCGGGCAACGACCCGGCCTCGAAAGCTGACGTAGGTGCCTTCAGGCACACCCGACACGGCGTCGCTTCCACGCGCGATTGAATCGCCCACGAAGGCAGCGACCATCGTCGTCGGCAGCGCGCCGGTTTCGGTCGCGTGCACGGCATAGGCATTGCGCGACCAGGTCGGCGAGAACGGATGCCCGAATTTGTCGACAAAGGCTGGCGACTGCACCTCACCGGCCAGCGTGAAGATCGGCGAGTCCAGGGCCGGCATGAACCGGCCAGTCGCGTCGAACACCACCGGCGCGGCGAGCGCGACGTCATGCGCGCCGGCTGAATAGGTGCCGGCCGCCCCGTTGCCTTGGGTGGCGTTGTAATCGGCAGTGAGCGTTCCGGCGCTGCCCGATGCGATCGTGGTATTGCCCTGGATCAGGCAATTGCGCGCCGTGATCGTGGCGCCCGATGAATCACGCTGGAAGGCAACCGTGTTGCCCAGCAGCGAGGAATTGCGAAGGTGAACCGCGGACGCGCCGGTGTGGCTCGACGGAATGTTGATCGCTTTCGCACATCCCTGGATCGGCGAGCCGTGAATCGTGACGACCGCACCGGCAGATCCGGATTCGCAAAATACGTTCAGGCCGACCGGCTGCACGCTGGTGTTCGTCACCGGTGAATTCAGGATGCTGATCCGCGATGCGTCGGCGGCGCCAGTACGATTGACCACGGCGAAGTTTTGCCGGTTGTCGTGCACGTCGGCACCGTCCAGCGTGCAGTCGGTGACGTAGCTGCCGGCCGCGCCGGACCCCCACCAGACGATGCCATGGCCGGCGCCGTTGCTGCTGTCGGCCCAGCTGCTGGCGCCGTAGCCGTTGCGGGCGATTTCGCCGCGCGTCCAGTTGGCGTGCTTGATCTTTCCGCCTGCGCCTTGCGTGCTGATTTCAACGCCGGCCAGGCCGCAGTCCAGTGCCTTGCAATCGACCATCTCGACGCCGTCCAGCAGCGCCGAAGTGCCGGCGTAAAGCTGCGGAGAAAACCCGCTGTCATAGCAAAACTCCGCGACGACCCGTTCCAGTCGCATCCCATCGCAACCGATACCGACCTCGACGCCGTTGCCGAAGTAGTAGCCGGCGCCGGTGTTGCGTTCGCCACCGCAAAATCGAAACTTCATGTCACGCAGGATCGCGCCCGGCGTGCCGACGTTCGGGTTCCAGCCGTGCACGCTGACGCCTTCGACATCAATGCCGCCGACCACCAGGCCGGTGATCGGCGAACCGCTCGGCATGTCGAACCCGAACCGCGTGCTGCTGGCCTGGATGATCGAGTCGGTCAGGGCGCCGCTGATTCGGATGTATATCCGGCCGGCGGTGTAATCCCACAGGTAGGAATCCATCACCATGCTGGCGATGCCGCTGGCGCGCGTGTGGCCGCCCGCCGTGAGGTGGCAGACCTTCAACGGCACGCCGCCGCGCGCCACGATGCCGCCGTATGTCAGGGCGGCCCAGTAGGTGTTCGAGCCGATCGACGTCCAGCTGCCCGCCGGGATCGTCTTGAACCCGCTGAACTTCGCTTTGCCGGACCCCCAGGTGGCGATGGTGACACCGCTGGCCAGCTTGTTCGTTGGGAACACCGCGCCGGCCGAATCCAGCCGGAAGAAGTCGCCGTCGAAGAAGTGGCGCTGGTTCGGACCAGTCGGCCCCAGGTCCATGCTGTTGTACGGGCTCGCCTGGGTTCCGGCCCCGGTCGGACCGCCTGGGCGATAGTAGGTGTCGGCCATCGTCTGCCCCTATGCCGAAACCGTGGCCGGGAACCCGTAGCTGCTGGTGTCCTGGTTCGCGGGATCGAATGCGGCGGCCAGGATCACTTGTCCGTTCGTGGTCCCGGCGGGCGCGGGCGTGACGGTGAACTTCGCCGCGGCGGCGCCACCAGGGTCGGTCGCTGCAATCAGCGGCACGGCCAGGTGCTTGTCAGCCAGGCCGGTCGACGGATCGTTGGTGGGCCACAGCAGCACGGTTACGGTCTTGCCGACGGCCGATGCCTCAAGGTAGCCAGTCACCGACGTCGGTGCGCCAGCCGGGATCGCGGCCAGAGCGAACGACGTGCCCATGATGTTGGCGCTGCCAGACAGGGTGATCGACGGTGCCTGTGATCCGGCCCCGCTGGTCACCTTGTAGACCATGCAGGTCCGATCCTTGGTGCCGAAGATGTCCGGCGCGAGCGTCCAGCCAGCGCCTGCCGTCGGCGTCAGGCCTGTCGTGTCCCAGGCAAAGAATCCGACTGTGATGCCGCCGTCGGATCCCGGATCGCATCCGGTCAGCGTCAGCGCGGTGGCTGCCGCGGCATAGGCGACGTTGTCGGCGCTGACCGGCCCGGCGGTGGTCACGCCGCTGAAAAGGTAGGTAACCGCCTCGCGGCCGTCGACCGCAGTCGTCGGGCCAGCGTAGACCGAATTGGTCGGCATCGCACCGGCGTTGGCCACGAAGCCCAGCTGCATGCGCAGGTTCGAACCGCCGGCGGTGTGCAGGCGTGCCGTGCGCTTGGTCCAGGCCAGCGGCTGGTCGTCATAGAAGTCGATCGTCGCCGCTGCGTCCTGCCACTTCATCAGGGTGGCATAGAAGTCGCCCGCTACCGGTGCCCAGGTGCCCAGGTAGATCAGGCCAGAAGCCGCCCCTGAAGGTGCATTGAACCGCCCGCCGTCTGCAACGCTTGCTGCCATTTGATGTCCTCAATAAACCTGGTGCATGCGCAGCTTTGCGAACGACACATAGCTGCGGCCGACCGATCCGCCGGGCGCCAGCTGGCTGTCGCCGACGACGGTGATATAGGGGGTGTACGGAACGCCCTTTTGCAGGGTGACGGTCTGCTGGATCGTGCGGACCCGAAAGATCGTCATCGCCTGTTCCTCGGCCGTGGCCCGCTCGGCGATGTTGATCAACGCGGCGCCGATCTCGCGTGTGGGCGGAATCGGGCTGCCGGGCTCCTGCGGGCCCACCAGCGGCCTGTTCACCGGCCAGGCGATGCCCGCATACACCGGCAGCACGCCGCTGGCCACATACACGGCGACCTCGGCCGTCAGCATTGCCACACCGGTGAAATCCGGCGTGAAGGTGATCTGGCACACATTGGCGAGGTTCGGGCCGTAGAACGTGCCGGTGGCTGGGTTCGATCCGCTCCAGGCGAATTCAGCATCGCGCACTCGGTTGACCGCGCCTGGTGCGATGTCCTGCGTGCGCGACGACACCGCGGCGCCGGTGTTCCAGACTGGATAGGCCGCGGTCGCCGATGCGATCGGGCCGACGAATGGCTTCAGGACGTAGGTTCCGCTGCCCAGGTTGCCGACGTCCGCCAGGTCGGTGCCGGTGCTGCGGATGCGCAGGACAGCCTTGGCGGCGGTAGTTGGTGCCACCACCCGCACGCCGAACTGGTCATAGCCGGATTCGACGGCCGACGTTCGGCTGTTGGTGCACAGGCTCGAAGCGTGTTCGGACACCAGCGCGCCGGCCTCGTTCAGGAAGTTCAAGCGAACGTCCGAAGTGCAGCGCGCATTGGTCAGGAAGGCATAGGCCGCAAAGGCCTGGCCGGGCTCGACCGGCACCGGCGGGAAGTCCAGATAGCTGTTGACCTGCTGGCGACCGATCTGCTGCAGCAGCACTGACCCCGGCGTGTCGTTCATCCCGTACACCGATTTTTCGACCGTGATCGCATCGGTCGTGCCGGCGTCCTTCTGGACGATCAAGCCGTTGGTGTCGACTAGGGTCGAGAACGACAGCAGGTTGCCTGAAGCCTTGACTTCGCTGGACGGAAGGTCGGCTGCAACCGTGAACGCGCGTGGAAAACGACAGCAGGTTGCCGGAGGCCTTGACCTCGCTGGACGGCAGGTCGGCTGCAACCGTGAACGCGCCAATGGTAATCGGAGAGACTGACCCGATGGCGTTGGCCGCGACCATCTGTACGATAATTTTCTGACCGGGTGCGATACCGTATATCTTGACCGCAGTCGACGATGGATCAATCGGACTTACCTCCTGCATGACCGCATCGGCAAGTCCACGCCACTTCAGTCGCAGCTGGCCGCCCTGGAGCACCTCGGTCTGGGTGATGGCCGGCCAACTGATCACCGCATAGGGCCGGATGCGGCCGCCCTCGAGCGATTCGTAGGTCGTGGCGGAGCTCAGGAACGACAGCAGGCCGACCGGATCCACGCGGCCTGGGTTGGGCAGCGCCGTGTTCGGTGCCGGATCTCCCAGCACGGCCTCATCGTAGTTCCAGTCGTAGACGCTGGCTGCTTCCTCGCGCAGGGAAATGTCGACACGCCCGTTCGGGTTGCGCACGACCTCCTCGGCGATGAAGATCTTCCCGGCGCCGGCGTTGTCCGAATCCCAGCCGACCGTCGGAAATGGCATGTGCACAACGTCTTGCGGCTCCACTGGCGAGGCGCGCACGTTGAACGACGCCATCGTCGTCAGCGACAACCGGGTCTTGTGCAGCATCAGCTTGGCGAGCCGCTGGGCGCGGCTTCGGTCCAGGGTGGCTGGCAGAGGAACGTCCATATACCGGCGCTGGCCGTCATCCTGCGCGATGTAGGTGGCCGACTCGTAGGTGTCGAAGCTGCTGATCGACCACTGACCACCCACCGAGTTGTCGACGAAGGTTCCGCGCACGCAGTTGTAGAGGTCGGCGGTGCGGGCCTCGGGCCGGATGATCCACTCGGCATCCTCGGCGTCGTCTAGGTCATCCTCATGCAGGTCATAAACCGGCGAGGAAAAAGCCCCGGGCCGCAGCACCAGGTTTCCGCCCAGCTTGATGATGGTCCCGCACATGGCGTTCATCAGGATCGTGGCGTTCTCGCGCACCTCCGAATCGGTCGATATCACGGTGTCGCAGGTGTACCGCCGCTGCATTGCCATCAGCACCCCGGCGCCGGTTGTGGTGATATCCAACACCGCGCCGCCAACCGTGGTCGATATACGGTAGTTGCCGCCAGTGACGGCAGTGTTCACCACCTCGACGACGTAGTAGGTGGTCGACCCCGACAGCGGTGCCGGCAGCGTGCCGGCGGCAGAGTAGAACCGCACCGGATCACCCTTGCCCAGCGGGGTGCCGTCGATGTTGACAATGTTCGACGCTGGATCGACGCTGAACGGCTGGTAGGGCACCCACTCATCGCAGACCGACTGGCTGTTCTGCACTGACGCGGCGACAATCCGTGCCACGTCGAAGCCATGGCCATCCTCCCGCGTCAGGTAGTCGGCAAGGCACAGCGCGGCGTTGTTGCTGTAGCGGTAGGTCGCGGAGATCCAGTCAAACACGATCGCACCGCGGATGGTCGCCGACGGGTTCGGCACCGGGATCGCGCCGTAGATCGACGAGTTGTAATGCAGCGTGATGTGCATGCGGGCGATCCCGCACAGCAGGTCGGTGGCTGTCCATTCGCCGCCGCTGTCGGATTCCAGGTCCAGGTCGCGCTCGCCTTCGGGCAGGCCCTTGAAGAACTTGATGCGCAGCGTGGCGCCGGTGTAGTCGTAGGTGAAGGTGAAAATCAGCGCGTTGGCGCTTTGGTCGGTCAGGAAGGTGATCGTCGAGGCGCCGCCGCCGGTGATCGTGTAGTCGACGCCAGCGATCAGGCCATGCGGCACCTGCTCACCACCCTCGACCGTGCCGTAGGCGATGCCGAAGTCCTGCGTGACGTGCACCGGCCGGCCGTCGGCCATCACCGTGAAGGTCGAGCCGGCCGTCGCGCCGCTGATGTTCATGCCGACCAGCTGGCGGTCGTTCACAAACCATTTCGAGCCGGGCAGCACCCAGCCGCCGCCGCCCGACGACGTCGACGTACCATCCAACATCGACACCGGCTCTTCGGTGTCGCCCATCCAGTAGGATTCGAAGCCGTCGATCAGGTGCGGCGCGACCGGCACCACCATGACCAGGTTCTCATTGCGGGGGCCGAACAGCCTGCGATAGATGATCGTGTCGCCACCCACGCGCTGGCGGCCGTAGACGATCCGGCGCGTGGCGGCCGAGTTTCGGAAGGTGGTCGTGCGGTCCTGCAGCGAGTTGTTGTGCGCCTCCTGTGCGGCGTCAGCGTCCTTGCGCTGCTGGTAGGCGCTGATGCCGATGTAGGCGGCGGTCAGCGCGACGGCAACGCCATAGGCTTCGGCGGCCTGGGCAACCGCAGCGAGGATGGGCAGTGCGGCCGGCATGTCAGATGCTCCACAGCGCCAGAAGCGCGGTTCGGTTGATCAGCACCATGCCCTGCTCGCCCGGGGCCGCCACATACAGGCCCTCGACAACGCCCAGGCACGACCGGCCGTCCAGCCCCACCAGGCCAACGTCGCCGCGCGTGGCGGATGCGAGGTTTCCTTCCGGCTGGCCCAGGATGGCGGTGATCTGCGCCTCAAACTCAGCCTGGCCGCCCATGCGGCGCGCGGCGCCGATGGCATCGGTGTAGTCCGGCATGAACAGTGATTCGCCAGTGCAGCGGCGGATCCACTCGGCCGCGAACGTAGCGCAATCATTGGTTGCCCAGGCGAATGGCCGGTTCCGGTATTCCGTCAAGAACAGGCGAAGTTCCTTTTCCCATCCGTTGATGCGGGTCAAAGCTGCGCCTCCTTGGAGGGGAAAATCACGGTCTGCATGGATGCCATGGACACAAACCGAAGGCCGGTGTCGGCGGGGTATTTCGCGCGCTGGTCGGCGTCGGTCCAGCGCCAGACGCGCCGGCGGCGGAAGTCCGCGTTCTCGCTGGTCACCTCGATGGTGGCCGACGAGGTCTTGCCGGTGATCTTGATTTCGGCTCGGTCGATTCGCGCGTCGTCAATCAGGTGCGCAGCGATCACGGTCGTGTTTTCCGGATCAAGCGTTGCTTCGTAGATCTTGACCGGCGTGCCCTTGGCCGGCGTAAGGGCCAGCGCGATCTGTGCGCTATCCACCGCAGGCAGCGACAGCTTGTAGGACGTCACCAGCAGGCCCGAAGTTTCCTTGATCGCATCGACGGCCGCGATGTCGGCCATACCGCGCCACTCGTAACCGTCCCAGGGGATCGAGTGATCCCAGGTGGTTGCGCGAAACACCGGCAGCGGCGAGGCATAACCGATTTCAATCAGCCAGCAGCCGGCGCCGTGCGGTGCAGCCAGTGCGTTGGCTTCAGCGGTGATAAGCGCCCTCATTCGTAGGCCTCGGCAAAAGACAGACTGATGGCGGGTGCGTGGCCCTGAACATAGGCGTCGGACTGGATTTCGCCGGTCGGGATCCATAGGGTCGACGGCCGCTCGACGGTGATTGCGGCGCCAACTACGGCAGCCTTGCGAACGCCGTGCACCAACGGCAGGGTCAGCACACCGGAACCATCGGCCGCAGCATCGACTTCGGCCTTGATAATCTGGCCGGCCACGCCCAGCAGGTCGCCAGCGACCACAGTCGCCCCGGCGGCGGTTTGAATGATCACGGTCTTGTCGCCAATGGACAGCGCGCTGGCGATCGTTGGCGAGCCGGTGATGGTCCCGTAGGGTAGCGGCCTGGCCAGGTGCCACATCGACAGCCGGTTGCCGCCCTGCTCGAGTGAGTCCAGGAACGCCGCAACCGCCGCCCGCTCGCGCCAGGTGGCCGCCCGAACGGTGAAACTGCACATCCAACGCTTGCCAGTCAGTGCCCGCGTCTTGACCTGCTTGCCGATGGTCGATACCGACGTCCAGACGTTGGCCGATGGCCACATCGCGAAGTCGCGCACACCCCAGCGGTGATCATTAACCGGCCAGAATTTCGTCGTCACAGTTCACCCCTCGATCGGGCGGCATGCACTTCGGCCAGCGCCTGTTTGACGCCGCGCCGGGCCATCGCCTCGACATGGGCGGAGTCGGTGCGGGCGTCGATCTTGATGCTGATATTCGCGGTCATGCCGCCGCCACCCGCCGCCATCGGTTGCACCATTCCGCCGTTCGAGCCCGGCAGCAGGTAGCTCTTGCCGCCCGAATACAGCAGTTCGGGCCCGTTTTCCGACACCGGGTGGATCTGGCCCGCACCGACAAAGCCGCCAGCTGCCCGACCGCCGCCACCGAAGGCGCGGATCATCGTAGCGACCATGTCGCCCCATGAACTGCTGCCGCCGCTGCCGCCTTCCTGCGACACCCAGCCGTTCGACACGACAGGGGCGGTACCGCCGAACATGCCGGCCAGGCCGGTCATGCCGCCGGCGATGAAGTTGCCCAGCGGTTTGGTGACGTTTTGCCGGATGATCATCTGCGCGATGTCCTGGCCGACCGACTTGACGACGTCGCCCAGGCTCTTGAAGTGCAGGATCGATTCTTCCAGGCGCGACGTCATCGTCAGGCCGAACTGGTCGGCGGCGCTGGTGGCGTCCTTCAGCTGTTTGGCCATGTCAGTGCCGACGCCGGCCAGTTCCTTGTCGCGCATGACGTCGCGCAGCTGCTTGCGGTATTCGATCTCCTGCTGCAGCTTGTCGGCGTATTCCTGCGAGCCGCCGCCGGCCCGGATCATTTCCAGCCGCTCCGTCATCCGCGCGATCGTCATTTCCTCGATCTGGCTTTTCAGCAGGCCGCGGGTGGCGTTTTCCTGGGTCAACTGGTCGACTTGCTCACGCACCCGGGTGGCCGACTGCTGGGCATCGTTGATGATCTTGGCGGTGGCGACGCGAGCCTCTTCCCGCTCGGCGGCCTGGCGCTCCAGGTTGCCCATCTCGCGCATCAGGTCCAGCCGGCGCTCCTCGGCGGCTATCCGCGTGGATAGCGACGACAGGGCCTTCTGCGCGTCCGCGTCACTTTGCTGGCTCACCATGGCCAGACCGTCGCGTTGATCGCGCAGGCGCTCGATCAGGGCCGCCTGCTTGCCCTGGTCGCCCAGGCCGAATGTGTCGACCTCCAGCTGCAGATCCTCCATGGCCTTGCCGGCGGTGGCGGCCTCCGACTTCAGCTGGGATATGAACGAGTCGAACGCGGCTTCCTCGGCCGACTTGCCAGCTTTCTTGCCGGCCGGGCCCTTCGGGGTTGCTGCGGCGATCAGCTTTTCAATCTCGGCCGCCGACTTGCCGGCCGCGGTTCCGGTGTCGGTGATCTCCTTGCGCAGGTCGGCTTGCTTTTGCTCGGCGGTGCGGAATTTGGTATTCAGTTCGTCCCACTTCCCGCCGGCCGCCTGCGCAGCCCGCCAGCTTGATTCGCGGCCGGGGAAGTCACTCTGCTGGCGCCGAATATCATTCGTCTCGTCCGCGCTGGATCGGTTCCCGCGCTGACTCGCCAGCTTGCGCGCATCGGCCTGTGCCGCGAATACGCTCAACATTCGCTGCCCGACCGGGAACACCGACGACATGCCGGGGAGCGATTCCAGGTTGCCGAATATGTTTTTGAAGGTGTCCGTATTGGACACCCCAAGCTTATTCATCCGCTCGACTTCGGCGTTCAGCGCGCGAAGTTCGTTCGTCAGCAATTTGACGCTACCGACCGCCAGATCGCCGATCAATCCCTGGCTCGCGGTCTGTTTCAGCTGATCCCACGAATTCTGCAGGCGGTTGACGTCGGCCTGCACCGACTTCGACGCCTCGGACAACGAGCCGGCAAATTCTTTGCGGATCTGGGCGGCGAACTTTGGCAGGAACTCGTCGGCGACCACCGTGCCGGCAACCAGCATCTTGTCGAGCTCGGCGGTGGTGACGCCCATGGCGCGCGCGGCGATCTGGAACGCACCGGGTAGGCGCTCGCCCAGCTGGCCGCGCAGTTCCTCGGCGGATACCTTGCCCTTGCTCATCATCTGGCCGACAGCCCGAAGCGCCCCCTCGGTGTCGCTGGCCGACAGGTGCAGCACCGTCGACGCCTCGCTGATGGCCTTGAATATGTCGCGCGTGCCCTGGCCTTCGAGCGCCGTTTCCTTCGATGCTGCGGCCAACAGGCCGTAGGCCTGGGTCGCCTTGGTGAACGGCGTGCCCAGGCGCTCGGCCTCGGACCGCAGGTAGGCAATCTCGCGGGCAACGTTTTCAGCGCCAACGGACTGGCCCAGCACTACGCGCAGTTTGTCGACCTCGATGCGGGCATCTAGAGACGCCTTGCCGAACTCGATGGTCCGCTGCACGACTTCGGCACCCAGCCAGCCGCGCATCACGGTCTGCATTTCGCTGACGGTGCGCTGCAAATTTTGGGCATTGGCGCGGACCGAGTCGAACGCTTGCTTGGTCTCGTCCTTGCCGCTGATCAGGATCTGGCTGTTTTGCGTGGCCATGTCAGAAGCTCACTCGATTTTCGATGGCGCGGGCCATGGATCGCACGACCGGCGTCACGGCGGTTTTCAGGGAGAAGCGCGGCTGCAGGCGGACGCTGCGCACATACACCGCGATCGGGAATGCGTCGCCCTTGACGGTCTTTTGCATGGTCGAGCGTGCCTGCTGAAAAGCGCGCCGCAGCCGGCCAGCACCGCGCAGGCCCTTGGTCGACCCTACGCGCGCGAATAGGATCAGGCGGCTGCCGATCTTCTTGAAGAACCCGCTCTTGCCGTTCAGTACCGAATCCAGCAGCCGGCGAAATGCCTTGGCCCCGATCCGCACATTGCCGAACGGAATCAGCAGGCCTCGCTTGCCGCTGATCTGCGCGCCGTATTCATGGGCGCCCATCCAGAAGATTTTCGACTGCACCAGCACGGCCGGCATTTTCTGCGGCTTGGATGTGTAGACCTTGGTGCGCCAGGCGGCCGGGAATGACGCCTTATTGACCCGCATGGTCGCCGACACCGCGCCGCCGGCTGCACGCTGCAGGGCAGTCTGCTTCAGCTTCATCTCGCGGGCGACAGCGTCCCGGATGCTGTTGTGGCCGGCCAGCACCCAGGAATTCAGGGACGACGGCTTGGCCATGAACCCGGATAGGGAAATCGACCCGCTCACTGGTCATGCTCCTGGCGCTCGGCAGCCTCGGCCTTGCGGCGGGCGGCAAACTGGCGCACCTGGTCGACGTCGCGGGCAGCATCCTGCAGTTCGAAAAACGCCTGCCAGCGCGTCAGTTCATCGCTCGAGGTAGTAGCCAGCAGGGTCGCGACATTCATCTTCAGCCTCAAGGCCAGGTTGTGGGCGAAGATCAGGAAACCGTCGGCGCGGAGTCTTTTTTTTCCTGTTCCAGGCCAGCAGCGCCCAGCGACGACATGCGGTTCAGTTCGCCGGCCAGCCGCTCGATGACGGTCCAGTTGCGCCGGCCCAGTTCGTCGACCTCGTCCAGCGTGTAGAGCAGCTGGCCATCGTCGCCCACCAGGCCGCGCGACAGCGTCGCGGTGACGACGTCGGCATCCTTGTCGATGTGCAGCAGCCGGCCGATGGCGGCGCGATCGGCGCCGGTCAGCGAGCGCAGCAGGACCGGTCCGCCCCACTCCGGAACGTCGACCGACTTGGTGACGACGTCCTTGGCGGCATTGATCTGTTCGCGGGTCAGTGCCACGATCAGACCAGCAGAATGACAGGCTCACCGACGACCGAAAAATCGATCTTCGATGTGGACACCTGCCCGCGGTCGACCTTGATCGCGTTACCGCCGGCCCACTCGGCATTGCAGCCGACCACGTCGCCGGTGGCGAAGGTCAGAAGCTGTGCCATGCGTGCCTGGTTGCGAGTGGCCGCCCGGATCAGCACGATGGCCGCCTGGCTCGGGTTGCTGATGACGTCGATCGAACCGGTCAGTTCACCCGATGCGCCCAGCATGGTCTGCTTGCGACGCTTGTGCATGATGCTGATGTCGGGCCGGTCGGTGTTTCCCTCGTCCAGGTTCCACGACTGGGCGTTGTCGAATTCTTCCCAGGCGGTGATCTTCTGGCAGGTCGCGGCCGAATGGGTGGCGAACAGCGTGGTGTCGATGCCTTCCAGACTGAACGTGTCAGCGGTCAGCACGATGACCCGCGCCATCTGGCCATCCAGCTGCCACATGCCGGCGGACACGGCCATCACGATCCAGTCGCCGGTCGCGTACCCGTGCGCAACAGACGTGCACACACCCGGGCTGGCCTTGGTGATGCCGGTGATGGTCTTGGCACTTGCCAGCGTTTTGGCGACCTTCAGGGAAACGTCAACGCCCAGAATCACTTTCATGTGGATACCCTTTCAGTCAAACGACCACGTCCGGGCTGGCTGCCCGGGTGACCGCCATAAAGTTGAATACGAGCGTTCGGCGCTCGATGATGTATTCGGCGTCATCGCCGTCGATCTCGTCCTGCCGGGATGACGTCAGCGCCAATTCGCGCACCACGCCGCCCAGCGTCGGGTTGGCGGCCACGGCCTTTTCGACCTGGGCCTGCACGGTGAACAGTTGCGGCTCGACGTCGTCGACCGCGGCGCAGTTGATGTCCAGCACCAGGGTCGCGCGGCGCAGTTGCACCGGGTTGGCATGCAGCGACGCCGGCTCGATTTCCTCGTCGGCCGATCGGATGTTCACGGCCGGCAGTTCGGCGTATGCGAACACGGTGCGGCGACCTTTGTGCACGGTGGCTTGCAGGCCGGCGGCCGTGTCCAGAACGGTGAACAGCGCCTGGCGGGCCTGCTGCAGGGCATGGTCGGCCATTTCAGGACGCCCGCAACAGGCGCAGGACAGTGAAACCGCTGCCGTCCGGCTCGCGGCCGGTCACGGTGAAATCCAGAGTATCGATGGATACTGGATCACCGTTGGCAACCAGCGCGGCGGCGGCGTCCACCACCGTAACGCTGCGATGCCGGGTGGCAACCCCTACCGATTCGCCGTAGGGGCTGTCATAGCGCGCAAGGAACTGGCCGCCGTCATACACGACGGTGACGTCGAACAGCCGGGCTGCAACCCGGGCATTCGTTCGTGCGGCCAGATCCGCGAAGCTCGCCACGGCGCATTGCTCAGGCGTTGATCTTGACTGCGCAGGTCGTCGCGGCAGACAACGCGGCAGCCGCGGCGATGCCGGCTTTCTTGTTGCTGCCAGCAGTCGACGACACCTTGGACGTGCCCGCGACCCAGTACAGCTGGTCGCCCTGCGCGTAAGCCTCGGGCGTGGTCTTGTCGATGGTGAAAACACCCTCGACGGCCAGCGCGCCGGTGGCGCCGTCGGCGATTGCCGCCAGCGCGATGCCAATCCGGTCGCCGATCAGGACGACCTGGCCGGCGGTCTTGGCGCCCGATGCGACGTGGTTGAAGACTTCGCCCTCGGCGAGGAATTTCGTGGTCATGCTGTGGTGCTCCTATTCGATTCGAGGTGGTGGGTCAGCTGCCGGCGTTGTAGCCCATGCTGCGGAAGTCCAGCGCCTTGACGCCGAAGTCGTGCCGCACCTTCAGTTCAACGCCGTCGACGTTCCAGCCCTCTTTGCGGTCCAGGAACGGGGTTTCGTTGCCGTCCAGGTAAGCGACCTCGATGGTGTCGAACATGCCGCCGTCGGCCGCCGCATACCACTTGGCGGTGCTGTTGGCATCAAGTCGCGGGTCGGCGATCACGTCGAACGTGTTCTGCACCGCGTTCGGGATGGTGTTCGTGGTGGTCGATGCACCGTAGTGGTATTGGCTGGCGCGGACCACGCTGGCGCGATCCTGCAGCGTCACCGGCACAATCAGGTGCGCCATGCGCATGTTCACGGTCACGCCGTCGACAGCCTGGCGGGCCATCTTCGTGCGCATTTCACTGACCGAGTCGGTCGAAATGACCGCACCGGTGCCGATGTTGCCGTGATTGGCATGGAACAGCGCGTCGCCATCTGCCATCGTCGGATTGCCGGTCAGCACCGCATAGACGCCGTCGCCGACGGTGCGTTTGGCTGCGCGGCCCATGCGTTGCGGGATGCGCGTGAAGGCGGACAGGTCGTCATTGATGATGGCCTGGCGGCTGATGCTGAACAGCTTGCCGTATGTTCCCAGCACGATCGACTCGCCACGCTCACCGATGGTCGCGTACTGGAATTCGGCGCCCTCTGCGACGCTGGTCAGCGCCGGGAAGGTGTTCAGGTCGACGCGCTTGGCGGTCTTGAAGTCGGGCAGCGAGCCTTTGACGGTCCACAGCTGGAAGGTTTCGGCGGCCTCGTCGTAGCCCTTGAGCATGGCCTTGGTGGCAATGCTTTCGAGGATCTTCGGAAAGTCGCTGCCGGTGTGGGTGAACGCCGACGCCACCAGGTGACGTTTGTCCTGGAATTGGTCACGCACGCCGGCGCGAACCAGCGAACTGCGCGCCATCTCGATCAGGCTGAACGATCGGAAGGCGTTCGCGGTGTCGTCGGCGGCCATCCCGGCACGCGCTTCGATCGCGGCAGTGATGCCCTTGATCTGCTTGTCAGCCTCGGCCTCGACGGTGTAGACGAACCCGCCGTTGGCCGGCTGGGCATTCTTGCCCATCAGCACCAGCAGCTGCTCGCCCGCATCCTGCGGCGACACTTTGTGGTCGGCCTGGCACTTGGCCAGCAAGTCGCCGGCGCCCGGGAAGGATGCGAACGGCGCGAACCGCGATTGAATGCCGGCACGGCGCTCGGCGTCGGCCGCCAGGGCAGCCTGCGCGGCGGCAGCGGCAGCGGTCTGGATGGCAGCGGCTTGTGCGGCATCGGCAGCGGCTTTCGCCTCGGCAGCGGCGCGGATTTCGGCTTCAGTCATGCGAGTTTCCTTCGTGGGTTTGACGACGCTGGCCTGCGGCCGCGCGGTGGTGTAGCGGGAAATATCCAGCGATGCGGCGACCTTGACGGCCGGCCCAACGGTGTCGGCAAAGCCTTCGGCCATCGCCTCGTCGGCGCTGTACCAGTGATCGGTGCCATCCTTGAGAAGGGCCAGCATCTCGTCGCGCGGCTTGCCGGTCTTGGCGACGTAGCAGGCGCACATCGATTCGGCCCAGGCGTCCAGCTGGTCGGCGTACTGGCGCAGCTTTTGTGCGTTGCCAGCGGTCGAGCCCCAGGGCGCATGCACCATCAGGCGGGCGTTTTCGGCAATCTCGACGGTGTCGCCGGCCATTGCGATCAGGCCCGCGATCGATGCGGCGATGCCCTCGATGGACACCGTCACCTCGCCCTCGTGGCGCTTGATCGCGTTGTAAATGGCCAGGCCGTCGATGACGGAACCGCCGATGCTGTTGATGCGGATGGTCAGCGGCAGAGCGGTGTCCAGCGCGGCCAGTTCGTCGACGAATTGCTTGGCAGTGATCGACTCACCGAACCACGATTCGCCGATGTCGCCGAAGATGAAGATCTCCTGCGCGGTGTCGGCGGCCTGCTTGGCATTGATGTAGAACCATTTCATGCCCGGCAACTTATCGGGCATGAATTCCGAAATCTAGGAAGATGCTGGAATATTTACGACAGGTATTGCACAGAGTCCAGCCAGAAAGTGCGCACGAAGGTGCGGCCGGCCGACGTCAGAACGGTATTTGTGATCGGGTCCGAAGCGCCGGCCGCACCGCCGCGAAGCGTCACCGTCGTGGTCTGCGCCAACCGACCGTCGGCTCCCTTCGTAACGCCGGCCGGAACCGACCAGGTGCTGGTGCTGACTGTCTCGCCGACGGAAAACTCGTCGATATAGTCGAGGGTGTAGTCGACATTGTCGCCAGGTGTCGTCTTGATTCGCAGGCGGCCCTGCAGGTCGCGATAGAAGCCGTTTTTCATAGGATCGCCGTCCGATTCGATGGTGAGGGTCTGCCGGTGCGCACGACGGCGCCCGCAGTCTTTGCCGTGCGGCTGCCACCCCATCCTGTCCGGGCACGGCGTTCGGCCGGTGCGGGGGCCGTGTACGAGCCGATAGGCGTTGTCAGCGCCGCATTAGCGACCACAGCTGCGCCGGCAGCAGCCGCGAGCCTGATCGCGGTCGCAAGTGCCCCTGCGGCAGCGGCGGCAGCCTGGGCATCCGCCGCGAGGCGAATTGCTGTGGTCAGGCTCGCGGTGGCGGTTGCCGCAGCCTGGGCCGGTGACGCAATCCCGCTGCCAGCGTTCAGGGCCGCCGTTGCGCCGGCGCCCGCCTGACACGATGCCGCCAGACGGATGCTGGTCGTCAGCGCGGCGCCTGCAGTTGCTGCGGCAGATGTCGCGGACGCCATCCGGATTGACGTCGACAGTGCGGCTGTGACGCTGGCGGCAGCTGACGCGCTGCCAGACAGCCGGATCGATGTTGACAGCGCTGCCGTGGCGGTAGCCGACGCCGCGGCAGTGGCCGCGATCGGCGTGTCCGTTGTCGGGGCGGCCGACGCATACGGGTGGCCGCCCGGCAGCCTGCCCTGAACGCCCCATTTCCAGGCGAAGTAACCTTCCAGTTTCTGGCGGGTAGCGGTGTCCAGAGTGCCGACGAAAAACAGACACTCGCCCATCGTCACGCCGGCATACGACCCACCGAACACCGACGCGCCCAGATCGGTCGTTACCGTCGTGGCGGTGCTGTTTCCAGTCGATCCCGGCGAGCTGGCGCTGTTGGTCCCGGTCTCGGCAATGAACCCGGTCGTGTCGTTGAAGTAGAACTCAGCGACGCAGGCGGCTGTCGTGTAGATCCCGTTGTCCGCGATGAAATTCGGGTTGCCGTAGGCGGCCCAGTTCGCCCCGCCATTCTGCGCGGCATAGCGGAATGCCACCGCGCCGCCGCCGTTGCTGTCCCGGAACAGGCAGGCATCGTTCGCCCCGGTCGACCAATTCTTGATCGCTGCGATGAAAAGGAACGGAGCAGCCGGGACAGCCGCGAAGTCGAACCGCAGGAAGTCGTTGACACCGTCGAAGGTGATCGCCGGCTTCGTGCCATCCCAACCGGTGGCGCTGTAAGCCGGCTTGTTTGCTGCTGTTGCCTGGTCGGCGCTGGAATTGGTGCCGCCGGTCCCGGACTGGTCGGCCCACGACGACACCGCCCCGCCGGATTGCGTGACACCCGCCCCAGCGTCAAACCATCGTTTGACGCTGGCGCCAAGCAGCGCCGGCGTCCACAGGGCCATGCGTTACGAATCCAGCTGCAGCGTCAGGGATGCAGCGGGGAAACTCGGCGCGGGGTCACCGTTATTCACGGTCTTGGCAGTGGTCAGCGCCGAATACCATAGAAGGTTTCCGGCGCTGCTGGCATCGTAGACTGCCATGTGCGTGACGCTTCCCCAGTTGGCAGTCGGCGCGGGGAACGTGATGGCGCCGTTGTTGCTGGTCGTGCCGCCAGTCCCGCTCGATGCTGTGGTGCTGGCCGCAGCCTGCGTGCCGGCCCAGTTTGCCAGCGAGGAAGCGACCGCGACGCGCGCGTAGCTGCCTCCGGAGACTTCCGTGCCGCCGCCGGTATCAGATGGTGCTGCCGTCAGCAGCGCCACATAGACGGTCGCCGGCGGGGTGTATGCCTGCCCACGCAGGAACCAGTCGATGATCTTGTTCTCGACGAAATCGGACAGAGCGCCCATGTCAGCTTCCTTGCTTGAATTGATCGATGTGGCCAGGCCAGCCAGCCTCGAGCAGGACGGCCAGCACGCGCCAACCGGTCCCGGCATTATTTGCGGAGCCCTGCGACAGCCAGACGCCGATCGGGTTCCCGGTGAGCGCGTTCAGCGTTCGATCGGCATGATCCGCGGCGCTTGCAGCGCGCGCCCTGGCCTGGGCGCCACCGGCCGTCCACATCACCAACGCGACAATCGGAGCGATCAGCCAGGCAATCAGCCCCAGGATGGCCAGCGCGAGCCGGGCGGCCCATTTCTTCACGGCTGCGGGTCCGCTTCCGGCGCGGGATCGACCGGCGCAGCAGCCTCGACAGGCGCAACCGGATCAGCAGCAGGCGGCGGATCAGCATCCTCGGTGTGCTGCACCAGGCCGACACGCATGCGCGTGACGAAGGTATCGACGTAGGTTTCGAGGTCTGCTTTGCGAGAACCTGCCATGTCCTACTCCTTGATTCAGTAAGCCGCGCCGCGCCCATCAGGGCCGACGATGGTGAGTGCTCCGACATTCGACTGGTACGGCAGCGGCGCACCGTAGGCCGCAGCGAAACTGCCTGGCCCCTGCGGTACACACTGCGGGCTGAACAGCGCGCCCGGCCCCTTCGTGTAGCCGCCGTGAATTGAAATGCTGCGGAACCCGGCACCGTCGAAGAAGTACGGCGCGTTGGCGGTGTTGTTCATCTCGGCAGCGACCAGCGTCAGGGTGGCGCCGGCACCGATGCGGATCAGCGATTCGCGGTTCGCTTCCCAGTAGGCACCCAGCACCATGCTGCGGGCGGTGTCGCCCAGCATCAGGCCCACCAGGTTGTCCTCGAAAATGCACTGACCCTGGAATGTGATCAGCCCGGCATAGTTGATCGCTCCCGCCCGGCACTGGTGGAAATAGCAGTCGTCAGCGACAAACCCGGTGAACGGGCTGGTCATGTTGCCATTCTCATCGGTGCCCGGCTCGCATTGCAACCCGGCGACTGCGCGCAGGCTGAAGTCGCCATGCGGGATCGCCTCTGGGTAGCCCATGCCGCAGAAGTCGATGTTGCGGAACGTGGTTTGAATACCGCCACGCACCCGCATCACGACGCCCTGATTGACAATGGTCGGGCCGATCAGCGCGAGATCCTCAAACACTGACGTGGCGGTGCCCCAGGCGTCGATGCACTGGCGGGCATTGGGCGCTTCGATGCGGAAACCCTGCACCTTGACGCCGCTGATGTACTTGCCTTTCCCGTCGCCGCGCTTGACCAGCAGCGCTTGATCGGGGCCGGCATAGCGCAGGATCGGCCCCCACTGGTCAGCGATTGGGGTATTCGCTCGCGGCGGCAGCCGGCCATTCTTTGACCGCATGACCACGCCATGCGCGCCGATCAGCAGCGGGTCGGACAGCGTGTAGACGCGATCATCGAGCAGGCACACGCCATCATTCAGCATCGACTGAAGCAGCGCGGTATCGGCGTTGCTGGTGATGACGGGGATGGGTGCAGGTGCAGGTGCAGGTGCTGGCGCGGGTGTGGGAGCAGGGGCCGGTGCCGGCGTCGGCGCGGGGGCCGGAGCCGGAGCGGGAGCAGGCGCCACAGCACCCGCAGGCAGCAGCGTCAGCGGCCCGATGCGGATGCCAGTCGCCGGGTGGCCCACCTTGTCGTAGTAGTAGCCGCTGAAGTTGCGGATGTCGACGCCCAGGTCCGCGCCCGAATAGACGAATGGCCACTCGATCAGCGTGTAGACGCCATCGGCGACTTCGAACGACTGCTGCTGGCTGTAGTAGCCGCCCGCGTGCAGCGTCGAGACATGGCACAGAGCCTTGCCGCCAACCCCCGCGACCGACAGGCGCACGGTGTAGGTCTGACCGGGCACCAGTTGCGCTGCCTCTGCCGGCGTGAACCAGTGTTGCTTGTACGCGCCCGATCCGTCGAGCTGGAAGCGGCCCATCATGCCGTCAGGCCCGGCCACTTGCTTGCCGGCGATGTCGCCGAACTCGTTGCCGAACCAGTACGGGTCGGTCCACGCGACTTGCGAAAGAATGCTCATTATTTGCCCCCGGCAGCTGCAGCACCAGGTGCCCCGCCCTGCTGGGCGTTGGCGAAGTCGGATTTGAGGATCAGGCCCTTGGCCTTGGCTTTTTCGCGGAAAGTGGCGATCTGTTCGAGCGTGTCGTCAGGGTTGACCCCGCGCGCACGCATGACCTCGACCTCGCTGGCAAAGCCGGCCTCGACCAGTTCCAGCCAGGCGCTGGCCTCCCTCATCGGATCGACCCACGGCATCTGCGTGCCGACGAACATCGCGTCGTTGGCCGAATCGGGCACCACGTCGGTCGGCACAGGGATCGCACCAGACACCATCGCCGCATTGACGAAAGCCTCGTAGACCGGCCGCACGAACTGGCCGACGAACTCGTCTGTCAGGCAGGCGTAATTGACCCACTGCTCGACCAGTTCCTGGCGCTGCGCGCTGTATGTGCCGTCGTAGCTGCGCGCGATCGAGGAATAGGCCGCACCGATGCCAGCGGCGACCGCTTTCAGCTGCCCTTGGCGGAAGGTGACCACGTTTGGGTTCGGGCGGCTCGGATCGAGCAGTTCGATCGATTCACCGGTGGCCAGGCTGTCGATGAACATGCCCGGGCTCATCCGAATGTCGCGCGCAATCGGGTTTCCGTCCGCGTCCAGCGCTTCGGATGGGTTGTAAAGCTCCGGCGAGCCCTTTTTGATCACACCGGTGATGCTGGCCGCCACCTTGGCGGCGATCCGCTCGCTTTCCTCGTAGTCCTTGATGTCGTCCAGGCGCGTCAGCACCGACGCGAACGCTGAAATGCCACGGATCTGACCGATCCGGTCAGCTGTGAACAGGTGCAGCATCGATCCGGCGTCGATTCGCTTGACGTCCGTCATGCCGATCAGGCCGTTGTACCGATCACCCGGATGCTGCTTGTAAACCCAGTACCCGCGCGGGCGGCCCCAGGCATTGCGCTCGATCGACTGGCGGATGCCTCGGCCAATATCGTCGAAATCGAGCGGCAGCATGTCCGGCTCGAGCAGTTCCAGCGAAAACGGCACCTTTGTGCCGTGATCCAGGCCCGGGATCCGTCCGGTCAGCAGCTGCGCGAACCCCTCGCCGTCCCGAAACCACGTCCTCGCCACCAGGCGCTGCCCGGCGGACCACGAATGGCGCCATGTCACCTCGGGCCGCTTGCACCAGTCCCGATAGCCGGTCAGCAGCGCCTTGGCATATTCGACGTGAATGGTGCCGTCACGGCGGCGCGGCTGGGGCTCCACACCAATGCCATCCGGCCCGACGGTGTTGTTCACCAGGATGGACAGCGCGCCGCGAGCGATGTCGTGATTTTTGTCGGCGTATCGGGCCTGGTTGCGGATCTGCGCGGCCGACGCCTGCGTCAGATCGACCGGCGAGGCCGATTCGCCGCGCATCTTGCGCTGGCGCGATGGCGTGGCTGCATCGTAGTGGGCGACCGCTTGGCGGGCGGCGATCCGGCGCAGCGCGCGACCCGGCGCGACCCACAAAATCGCCCGGTCCAGCATGTTCATTGGCGGTTTAGCGGCCATCGAACCGCGCCAGACTGAAGCTCAACCCACCGACCCGCTGCGCACCGGCGGCCCGGGCCTGTTCACTGGAAACCTTCGATTCCCACTCGCGCCGACCCTTTTGCACCCATTCCAAATCTTCAAGGCGTACCATGCGATCAGCCAGCCGCACCTCCTTTCCGTCCAGGATGGCGGCCTCGGCTTCGAGGTACTTGGCGAGCATGTCGGTAGCGGTGGTCATCGCGCGCCACCGTATCGCGCACCCGTTCCGATTTCCCGGGTGGTTTTGGAATCCCGAGCCAGCTACCTCTGATCGCCGGCGTCGGCCGCCGCCTTTTTCCGCGTGCCAACGACCTCGTAAAACGTCGACTGGCTGACGCCAAAATGCGCCATCACCTCCTGCCGGCTTTTCGTCTTGGCCATCTCGCGCAACCGATCGTCGCGGGTCGGATCGCGCCGCGCCGGCATGTAGACCTCTTGCCCCCCATAGCCAGTCTGCAGCACGTTCACGAATGCTTTGGCGGCCTGCGTCGAGTGCGGCGGCGGGATGGCCAGAACGTCCTGCACCGCCTTGTCGAGCAGCGCGACCAGGTCGTCGATCAGTTCCTGGCTTGAGGGTTTCGTCATAGTCGTGAACTCCATGCGTCTGACGCGAAAGGGTTTGGCGCAGCGGGCCGGCGGGCCGGCGCTGGCGGCGGGATCGGTCGGACGGTTGGTGCACCAGCTGGTGCGGCGATCTGGCCGGCTGCGTTGAGCATGCGGGCGGCCTTTTGGCTCCACATGCTGTCGGTGAAGGTGTCCCAGTTCATCGCGTGGGCGCCGAAGATGGCATAGACGGTGCCGTCCAGCGGCTCGTTGCGCAGTTCGACCTTGGTCCAGCGGTATACCTCGCCCGATGCGGTTTTCTGCAGCAGGCGGGCCTCGGAGGCGAAGCCGGCCCAGAACTCGTCCGTCAGGCCTTCCGGGAAGTGAACATAGCCCGGGCCCGGCACCGCGATGCGCAGCCTGGCGTGCAGCAGATCCTTGGCCGTGTCGGTCCCGACGAACCACAGGCGCACGCCGCCCTTGAGGATCCGTCCGGACCAGTTGACGTCCATCAAATTCGACTT